CTGCTTTATATATCAACATCAAGAATCGTCTTTCCGTTCTGCTTTCTCGGCATCAGCCTGTGCTTGTTCAAGCACTTCTACAAGTCGTGGTAACATCTCAGTGGCCTGTTCTATAGACAAGCGAACTCCGTGTCTTGTGTGTTGCTTACCGTCACGGAGGATGCGTAAATCTATCCACTGCTTACCATAGAAGTCTACAGATGCAAGGCGAACATCGCCTCTACCATCTTTCCATTTAGCCTCAAGGCTGCTTGAAGTCCACACTGTTTTTTCTGTCATGTCTATTCCTCCTCGTCTATCGGTTCGTTACCTATGTGTTGCCAGTGCCTATGCAAATCATGAGCACTCCACCTTTGATTCTCAATAAGAGTAGAGTAGAACTCACCAGTGTCAGGGTTTTCTCGCCACCTCTTACCAAGGTAGCGTAGTTCAAAGACTCCAACAAGTGGTTCGCTAACTATCTCTGCTGCGTGAAATGTGTGAATGTTTTCCCAGTAACTACCAATCACTCTTCTTCACCTAATGATTTGATGAAAAGTTCTGCTACAGGAACACGCTTACAGTATGAACCCCACATCCATGGAGGAACTTTTGCTCCACTATCAGGACACTCAGACCCAACCAGCACACCGAGTTCACCAGTTTGAGCAGTGTCATACATTTGCTGACGAGTCATGGCAACCATGTAAGTATCTTCATCCGACTTGTAACGCATGAACAATGAGTCACCAGCGAGAAGATTAAAGTCGTCAGGGTTCATGACTATGGTTGCTTCTGAGTTAGAAGAAGGCACACTCACACCCCAGTCTTCAACAGTATGAGTTTCACCATCTTCAAGTAGCACTTCTCTTTCACCAAGATACACAGGTTCTGCGAGTTCAAGTGGTAGAGAAGACAGAGGCTCGCCTTCTTCGTTAGTCCAAGAAGCAGCAACTGCTTGTCGCTCTTGCATCTCTTGCATGAATGCTTCTTCTGCTGATAAAGCAGCACTGGTAACCATGGGCTTGTCGTCAATCATGTCAATGTTCACCGATGCGAACAACCCAGCGATACGCTCGTGATGGTTCGTTGAATCAGGATGGTCTACTCGGTGTTCAAGTTCAAGCGTCTGCTCGTCTATCTTACGGTATCGGCATCCAGTTCCTTCAGGTCGCCACACGGCCTTCTCAGCCATTTGGTTAAAGTGTTCAAGCGCCCATACTTTCAATTCAGGTTCGTATTCTTCAGTCATAATTTCACATCCATATATCCAAGTTTATCTTTTGGTTTTGATAGAGGAGTAGTTTGTCGCAGCAGCGCACCACCAAGTAATGATGCTTCTCCATGATGATAACCATACCTTGCTCAAGTTCTCCATCGCACGAGGGGCATACTTCGTAGATTCCCTCCGACGATAGTATGACACCCAGCACCCACTCCTCACCCCTCCCATCGGGGAGTTGTAATTGAACATGTCGGAGGTCACAGGTGTGACCATCGGGTAGTTCCCACATACCATCAGCAGTGATGGAGGATGCAGTCAGTGATGCGTGTCTATACTTGTCCTCTTCTACCATCACTCGTCACCCTCTGTCTTTGGAGGGGCTTGTTTAACAGTGTATGATGGAGCAATCTCAAAGTTGCTCCTGTGTTCAGCGAGAACAGCAGGTGCTCCTTGTCGCCACATAGCAACGACCTCTTGAGGAGTCAAGTAATCATCAGGGTCAATACGACCATGCATGACCATGTTGATAGTCAAAGAGCGAATGCTCCACTCACCGTTCTCGGTCTTCTCAAGACCATCGTGGGTTCGGTCAGAGTAGTGTCCACCGTTGTCAAGATGGGCTTGACTGACCGCAGCCATGAACTCAATACACTGTTGCTTGGTAGAGAAGCGGAGCGTGTTCAAAACACCACTCGCACTCCAGTCGGATGGCTCTTTACGACCACATAGATAGTCCTTGATTTCTTCAATTGGTCGCCATACGAAGTCAGCAATCTCGTGACCAAAGGACTTACGAGAGCGAACTTTGGTGTATGCCCAACCGTTCTCAGTGTCACCTGCTTTACGGTTCTTACTGCTGGTGTTCTTGACATAGGCACTCATCTCAGCGAGCCAGCCCCAGTCAGACCAAGAGTGTAGAGAGTTCTTACCACGACCCTCCTTAGACACGATGTTGTCTTCACGCTTCATCATACGAGCCAAAGACTCACGAATAGACTTGACGACATCTACTTCGGGGATGCTCTGAGACATACCACGACGCATCTCATCCCATGCTACCACTTGAGCAGGTTTGAAATCGCTGATACTCCACTGATGATGGTTACCGCCACTGTGAGTTGGTTGTCTACGCCAAGCGGTGTAGAAGTTAGTGTCCCCCTCATCAGTAGACCGTCTAATCATTGACCAAATATGAGAGGTAGGTCTGTCGTGATGTCGGCAGGTCTTGGTAGAGTCATCAGCCCACTTACAGTCACCGTAAGTGTGTTTTGTGTTCTTGAGTATGCTGGAGGTATGGTTACCAGCAAGTTCCGTGTTCACACCGAATACTTTCTGTAAAAGTGCTACAAGGTCAGCGAAGAATGAATCTTGCATGAGTGTCAGGTAAGTGATTGCGACCGTCTCGCTCAAACGAATGGGGCAATACTTAGCAGTCAGCGCAGCGCATTCCTGTTCAGTGATGGTTTCAGCCCCTTGTAGTCCTGCAAACCAATTTGAGAGTGTAGACGAACCGTAGCCAGTCTTGAAGACGATATGGTTGCTACTATTGAGCACTGGCATACCGATGGTGTGGTTGTAAGCAGCCACTTCATCATGACCACATGAGGGAGTAGATGGAGTAGGAACTTCGCCCCAACCAACTTTACCAGTCATCATAACAGCAGCAGCACGAGTGTAGGTATTCACCATGTCAGCCCACTTGAGAGGCTGGTTTGGCCCAGCCTTCATGAGAGTGTAGGCAACTGCTGCATCCATAGGCCAGCACTTACCAATAGCCCTCTTCGTTCTACCAACAGCGTGGTCTACGATAATCGCTTCTTCGCTGAAGTCTACCGAGTCCTCCACGATACCTGCTTTCTCAAATGTGCTCCATGTCTGCCATCCTTTCCATTCTCCACTCATATAATCATCTCCTGTATTTTGTTGCTCTGTTGTATTGGTTTGTTCTTCTTCGCTTGTGACATCTGTTTGATGTCCTTACACCCTTTTTGGAGGACTTCAGTGACCTCCATGATGGGGCTGAAGTCGCCTTTAGCCATGTAGTTGTTACCATCCATGATGTAAAACGCAGTGAAAGAATCCACAAACTGTGACTTGACATTCATCTTGACAACATCCCAGTTCTTGCGCTTACTGTCAATTGCATCCATCTCTGATAGCATGTCGGCAAAGCCTGAGTATTGTGATGGGTCACCCCATGTAATACTGAGTGACTCAGTGCCGTCAAGGAGGAATGTCCTGTTACCTACAGGGCCACTTCGTTGTTCTTGAAGCATGAATATCACACCAGTTGGGTTGTGTTTGTAACCAATGAAGTCAGTCACACCTCTACTACTGTTGAATGTGTAGTAGCAAGTGCCACCACGCCAACTACGCATAGTGCCGTAGGCACTGAACTCCTTCGTTATCTGCTCGTTAGTCATCTCTTTAGGCACTGTAGTGTTACTACGGCCAATTATCTCCACATCGTTATCTGTCATCTGTTTCTCTCCTTCTTGCTTCTTACTATATTGCTGCTTTATATATCAACTATCCTCAGTTCATCGGTTCTCATTGTAATCTCGCATGAGGTCATCCATGTCATGCATAGATTCCATGCACTGCTTGCACCATGCGTCTCCGTTTGGTGCATCGTAAGTCTGTTCGCAGTGCTTCTCGCATCCGTCACATTTCGGACACTCTTGACAAGCACCCTCGTTCTCGTTATCATACGGCATCTCGCAACACTCGCATTCTTTGAACCCGTATGTGTCATACACATACTGTAGTTTCTCTTTGAGTAGTTTCAGTTCCTTGCTTTCGCTCATGGTATCACCTTCGTATAGAGACTATCATGCTTTCAAGCGAGGGTCACATCGTCTCCCGCTTGTGTCTCTAAGACCACTTCAAGGAATGAAGGTGGCGTTGAATCTATACCCATGCCTTGAAAGACATGCTTCACCATATCATCAAAGGAGGTCATGTCATCAGGCGAGAGTGCGAGGGCTGGTGGTCTGAGTTCAGTCAAATCCCACTCCAGTTCTTCAGCAAGACGATTAGCCAAAGCAACATACTCAGGGGTCGTCTTGTCTTCAACCAGTGCTGGCTTAAGTCCTTTGACTTTGATGTAGGGGTTAGCAGGGTCGCTTGACATAGCCATCTCAATGCAGTTCAATGCTTCTACAGTTGTTGAGTAAGTAGTTGCTAACTCCTTGTATGCGAGTTCCCATGCAACCATATCAATGAGTGGAGTTTCATCAGCCATCTGTTGATGATACTGCATCCATGTAAGATGTATGCTCACTGTATCTTGTGCTCGCACTGATGCATCGGATAGTGCATTCCTACGATGTGCTATGTATGAGTTAGCAGCGAGAGGGATATGAAGACGAGACGATGTATGCTCACCGAATGCAACCTTATCAAAGGACTCGTAGAGTTCCTGTAGGTGCGCTTGCATAGAGGAGTAGATAGTCAAGTTCATTCCTCCTCGGTTGAGAATAGTTCTCCGCCCTCAAGCACAAGTCCTGACTTGCTCTCCTTGACGAATGAGATAAGAGTAGCCACGGCAGTTGAGTCATCCTTGACATCAAGCATAGCACCCTTGGGGTGGTTGAGTTCTTCACCTTCAATGAGAATCTGCACCGAGCCTTCATGTTCTACATAAGACACCACAGACATAGGAGCATAAAGAACAGAGCCACTTGCTGGGCTTGCCAGTGTAGGTTCTTGTTCCGCCAACCAATCAGTCAGTGCTGGTGGTGCTCGTAGTTCAATAGCGATACCATACTTACGATTCACTGTAGGGTCACCTACACCTTGAATGTGTATTCGGTTAGTATCAAACTGTGTTCTCACTTGTAGTCTTGTCTCTCCATGTTCTGTCATCTGTTTCATCTCCTGTTGTTTGTTTACTTATTGCTGCTTTATATATCAACTGTTCATCTTCACGCCCAGTCATCCAAGTTCATACCATACTTACCATCGCCCTTCTTGGCGGGGTAGTGCTCGGCCTTGTCCTTGGGTTGCTTACCCTTGCCCTTCTTCTTGTCAGCCTTCTTCTTCTTGGCCGCTTCTTGCTTGAGTCTCTTAAGTCGTGTAACCTCATGGGATGTCCATGAGTCTGTGTCAATGAACTCAGGTAGGTAGAACCCTCTGTCCCCTTTAGACTGCACGAACCCATCACGAGTCTTGATACCAGCCTCTTCAGCGGCACAGATAATACAGTGTCCATCCTTGTGCATACCGAAGTGTGATACAGTGTTGTCACACTTAGGACAAATGCCTGACATGTCATACAGACCATCAGTAGCATTAGCCATCTCAGGTGCTCCGCACTCGTCGCAACACTCAAGGTTAGCATCATCAATGTGTGACCACTGTGAATGATTGCATACCTCACAAGCATAGAGTCTCCATGTGGAGGGGAAACCATCGCCGTCATCTCCATCCTCTATCAAGCCTTCATCCATCCAGTAGTCAGCCTTGGGTTGCTTACCCTTGCCCTTACCCTTGCCCTTGCCCTTGCCCTTACCCTTGTTGGTTGGATAGTCAGAGGTGTCTGTGAATGTGAAGTTGCTCTTGGCCTTAGCGATGCTCTTGAACAATGACTCACCTTCGGGTATCTGTAAGACCTCAGCGATGTAAGTCTGTTGTGACTTACCTTCTACTGCATGGTGACAGTAGATGCTACGAACATACTCAGTTAGAGTAGCAGCGTCGGGTTGCTTGAGACACTCAGCATCACCCATAAGGTAACCAAGAATACACAACTGCACACCAGTTCTACCATGACCACCTACACACTGAGTGGAGACTGTCTTGATACCAAGTCGCTTGATGTCATCAACAAGAGCAAGCCAAAACTCACGACCCACATCTTGAGGGATAGAGAAGTCAGGCCAGTCAATGCTAATTATCTGAGCAGTGTGCCAACCTATATATTCTTGACAAGTAAACCCATCAGGCACTACAGTGGACTGACTGTTTCTATCCATCACTTGTGCTGGGCCAAGAGCGAGGTCAGGCAGTGGTGACATACGATGCCACCCACCGTTGCGGCTATGACCACCAGCGTGTATTGCTACACCATCAATCGTAAACACAACTGGGTTACCAGTGTGACATCCAGCCTTACTTCCATATCCTTGCATCCAATCATTCATTGTTCTCACCTTCTTTTGTTTCTTCATCTGTGGTCATGTCCTTGAGGAATTGCTCAAGTCCATCACCTTGCTTGGAGAGATACTTGTTGAGTATCAGCACCATCTCAGGAGTGTCAGGGTCTGTAGGGTCAAGCGCCTCGTATAACACATTGAACTCCTTAGCAGTAGGAGTGAACTCCTTAGCCTTGATGAGTGCAATCTGTTCCTTGATGCTGGCTCTTGTCTCGCTCTGTGAGCCGACCAACCACACATCAACAGGTGGTGGGGCAATCATGAGAGCAGCACTGTGCTCATCAAACAGAGACTTGAGTTCAACCAACTGTGAGGCTGGGACAGAGTGAGGATTGTTAGCAGCCCATGTCAAGTGAGTAGCACAGAGAGAACAAGTGGAGACACCACACATGATGAAGTCCTTGTTCTGTGGAGAGTTATGTGAGCCTCGCTCACCGTGTCGCCAACCGACTGGTAGAATCTCCATGGTCTTACGCAGTGCCTCGTGAACATTCTTGCTTGAAGCGATAGGAGTCTTGCGCCAGTAGGCTGGAGTCTTCTTCGCCACATAGTCAAGTATCTCTCCCCAGTTATTCTCAGGTGGTTGTGCTGCATTCTCAAACATCACATCTATTCTCTTGTCAGCATACTCATCTGTGTCATCAAGGAACTCACGAGCCATCTCGTAAGTAGAAGCCATCGCCTCCATGTCTCTTCGTGGGTTGAAGCCAGTAGTCCCAGCATCAAAGGCATACTTACTCAGCCACTTGTTGAACAGCGCACCGTTGTTGTGAACTGCATTCTCTGCCGTGTTCACTGCAACAATGAGTTCACCCAATGTTGCTTCATTAGCATCAGCAGTGAAGGCTTGCAGTGCATCACATAGGTCAGCACCCATCAGCATAGAGTCTCCCCACTTGACACCACCGTAGGATGAAGACCACCCTTTGCGGTAGTGCTTGTTCAAGAAGCGCAACATCTTAGCAGCGTCACCCCAGTCAAGTTCAATGTGACCGATAGCAGCGTAGTAGTGACCACGAGAGGAATCAAGATGGGGTGTGTTGTTAATCTGTTTCCACACACCACTACCAATACAGGCAGTCATGGTAGCAAACAGTTCAGCATTAGCATTGGACTTGAGGCCACGAGCGTGTCGCATCTCACCAAGACCAAGAGCAAGCATAGCCTTCGGTAACCAAGCAGCAAACATACCAGCAAGGAACGCCACATCCTGTGGCTTGCTCATAGGGAGGCTGACCCACTGGTGAAAGAAGGTAGAGAACCATCCTTGTTGCTTGCGCCAATACCTGTTACCACAAGCAAGACCACGCTTGAAGTCAGCAAGGTAAGCATGAGGAGCATACGGCTTAGGTTCAAAGTTGCTATCGTTGTCAAGCACAACCCAACCAGCAGCCGCCTCAACCCAGCGGTCACCAACAGTCACTGAGGGAGTGATAGCATAAGGAACTCCAACACCACGGCAGTGAGCATAGATGTGAGAGAGACGAGAGCCGCTTGGTTCTACAACCATGTAACCATCAGGACACTTCTCTTTGGTAATGTTCTCTTCAAGCCAAGCGACTTCTTCAAGTCCACTCATAGTGATGAAGTCTTGAATGACTACCTCACCTTGCGGAATCATACCGATAGTATCTACACCTTCAGGTGGAGGCATGACTGGAGTGTGAGAAGGAGCACCACGAATCTGTGTGAGACTGTGGTTCATCTTAGGTAAGTCCATCACACCTCGGTCACGGTTCTCACTCTCAGTAGTGAATACGAACTCAAGTTCGTGACGAGTAGGGGAGTAGGATAGAGCATTCATAATCATGTTGTCCTTACTGTAGTCCCCAACTCGTAGAGGGAATGCAAGGTTGAACCCATGACCAGCAGTGACACCATCGTGTCCTACTCCCATGATGTTGTAGCCTTGAAACATAACTGGCTTGTCAAGCCCAGTCTCTTCATCAGTCATCATGACAATGTTACCAGTGTCATCTACTTCGGGGTGAGACAGAGCCATGACTGAGGAGGAGGTAGCATCAATGAAAGGCATGAGTAGCATACAACCATCAGGGTCTTCAGTCTTCATGACACCTGAAAGATATGTGAAGTTCTTGAGCAAAGCAATCTCGTCGTTACAACGAATGGATTCAATGACACCATGCCGAGGAGACTCAGGGCAAGCCCTCAAGAAACAAGGGTAGCCAGTGTGCTCTGCTGCTGATGTCAAGTGGAGTGGTGTGTCAGTAAGGTGGACTGCTACCATATCAAGTGGTGACCAGTCCTTGGGGATAGCATACTGAGTGTGTGCTGACCGATGGGTAAACAAAGCCTTAGCCTTCTGTGACTTGATAGCCTTGATACGGTCTGTGCTGTTGAGTTGTTCAAGTGTTAGTGTCTTCATGTTCATTCCTCTCTTGGTTGGTTCATACTATATTGCTGCTTTATATATCAACATCA